AACTGTCTAGCAGCCTTTCTTACTTTATCATTAGCACCAGGTGCCTGTTGTGCAGGTTTATCCATCTGAAGACAAATACTTTTACTTTTTCTTATATTTATTTATGAATTGCCTACCCCAACTAGAACCCTTTACCATAGTCTCTGCATACTTACGAAGAGCATCAGTTCCAACTCCTCTTTGATTTGCAGGAACACCAGATACATCAGTCACATCTTTAATCCAAGATTTAAACATAATATCGTCTTCGGTAACACAAATAAGATAGTTAGTTCCTCTACGGATAATCTTACCGACTAAACCAGTGTTGAGATTTTCTACAAGATCACCAACTTTGTAAATATTTTTCCTTACAAAATTTTCACGAAGATTTCTCCAATCAAACTTTGGTGCAATTTGCCAAAGACTCCAACCTTCTTTAATACCCATTGCATCACGGAGAGTATTGTATAATTGTTTTGTCTGTTTATCGTTCATAGATGTCGGAACACCTTTTCTGAAAGAGGAATAGTCACCTTCGGCAGCTGCCTTTCTTTGTTTTGATGCAGACATTCCTTCAGTTCCTTCGGAATCAGGATCTCTATCTCCTGCAGAAAGAACTTCTACATTATCAAAGTTATAAAGTCTACCATTATAATCATTTGCTAGTTTTTCAAATTCTTTTACTCTATCGGCACCACCAAGAATACGAACTCCGGCATATCCATCAGTGTGTGCTTTTTTCAAGACATCAAAAATTGTTCTGTTACCAGGATCATTTACAATTTTTCCACTATGACCAGGATACATTTGTTTCATAATCTCAACCTTAGTATCAGGATCTAAGGGATTTTTTTTCTTATCCTGACTGCGTGATGGAACAATAATATAATCACCCTCATCAGAACTTGATGCAACTGTATCTAAAAGTTTTTCATGTCCTGTGGTAGGAGGATTGAACCTACCAAAAGCAACGGTCAAAGTTCCTTTTGTTTTTTCAACTTCAGGCGGACCTTGTGGTTCTTGAATTTCACTACTTGAAGTTGCCTGAGATAATCTTTTCTCAGTATCAGTGTTTGGTGGATCTTGCTTACCAACACGTTGCCTTTTATTATAAAACTTAAGTTGTCCTTTCTCAGTTTTTGCTACAAACTCACCCTTCTTGTCATACCATCCACCATGTCCATCACCAACCAGTCCCATTCTTTTTGCCTGCTGGACTGCAGTTGACTCAGATAAAAATTGAAAAAAATTCTTCATCACTTCCTTTTACTTAATTCTTTTATTACCTGACGTTTATGAGATACAATGTATTCTAGCACACCCTGACGCATATGCTTATATTTATCTTTTGCTTTTTGTGTCTTAGAACTAGCAATTTTTTTACTTAAGGTAATATAAACGTATGCAATAAACTGATCATATTTTTCTCTTAAACTTTTAGAATTTGGTTGAAAAGAATTTATCAATTCAATTATTTGTAAGTTCATTATTCTATTTTACCATAGGGCCCGGAGTTTGGTGACTGAGAATTAGCATAGAAATACATCTCTTGCACTATTTTATTTTGTATTTTTCTGGATTGCGACTCAAGTATCTTTGCAAATTTAACTCCAGTATACTTTGCAAATCTCCATTTAGCATCCTTATTTTTAACCTGTGCAACAAATTCTTCTTTTGTTAAATTCATTGGTTGTATCTTTTGTATATCATCATATATTTCTTCCATCAAACTAATATCTTCTAATTGAGGACTATTTGTATAATTTGGTATCTCAGAAAGTCCAAAAGATTTTAGCATTTTATTCAAAGGTCCAAATGATATTTTCCCTTGATTTGCTGCCGTTCCTTGAATCTCACCTTTCCATCCGGAAGGTCCTCCAGAATCAGATCTCCACTGAATTTCAAATCTTCCACCAGGTTTCCAAATAGTAAAAGTATCCATGGCACTTAAAGGATTATCTGGTTTTTTGAAAATAATAGTCCCTGCATACTGAATATCACCGGCATTTCTATCTTTAGTCATATTATAATACTTGAATGGTTTAGCACCTTTTGCAATTTTTTTCAAAGAAACACCGATTAATTTTTTATCATTGATCATATTAACCATTAACTGATTAAGTCCTTTAATGGTAGGAGCATCTTGTATCATTTTCCAATCAGATTCTGACATTGTATTTGACACAAGATAAAAATCAGCAGGACTCCATTTATTAATATTGCTGAATAATTTTTCTTTTCTATTAAGTTCTTTTAATTTAGATTCTATTATTGAAACTTTTCTACTACCTCTATGAAATATCCAATTAACATTTTTGTCAACATTAGAATATAATTCATTAGCTCCTTGAATAGATGAATTAATCCAATCTTCGGAGATGTTAATCATATCCTCAAATTTTGCATCAACATCAATAAAACTTTTACACTTTTCAAAATTACTTACGGATACATCTTCAACTTTTATTTTTCTTTTCAATGATCTGAATGCTAATGCTGCATATAAACACTGCGCTGATTCGACATTTCTAGTTTGAAGAGCTCCTCTATCTGCACCTTTTCTAACAGGTTTATAAAGTATAATAATTTTATCATTAGTTAAATTTACAACAGTGGCAGGAAAAGAAGACGCTCCAACCTTTTCTCTGGTTATCTTATTATTTGGAATTTTTGATTTTGTGAAAGAGTCTTCAACTTTTTTCTGCATGGAAGCTCTATCAGGACCTTTTACAATAAAGGTTGTACTTCTAGAAGTAGCTGCTTTTACTGTGACATCAAATTCTCTAAATGATGTAACTATTCTATAAACCTCTTCCCCAAAATTCATTTTTATTTTTATTTATCCCCTATAAGCCAACTAACGGACTTGAACCGTTGACCTGAGCTTTACAAAAACCCTGCTCTATCCAGCTGAGCTAAGTTGGCAAAAAAGTCAGAGTTTGCCTCCGACAAAAGCATTTCCGACAACTCTAGTATATAAATGGAGAGTTCCTTCTTGTTCACATTTGAGATGCCATCGTGTCATAATGACAACCGAATCTCTTGTGGGACCAGTAAGCATTTGACGACCTTGTTTGGTTTCACTTGACCATAAACCGAATCGTGTTTCCCATACACGGAAACAATCATCGATCCATTCATATTCAGAAATTTCAGGATGCTCATTCATTAGTGTCTTCTTCCTTTTTATTAAATCCAAACGGACCTTCTTTTTCGTCCAGTGCAAACTTAAGAGCAACACCACCGACAGCTTCCATAACTCTCAAGATATCTTCTGCTTTTGCACCTTCACCAAGTTCTCTGGCAATATACCAATACTTAGGCCAGAAAGTTTCTCCTGCTTTTTGATAATCTTCAAGTGTTAATAGTTTCATTTTCCAACTCCATAATCAGGTGCTTTTTTTTCAAGTTCACGAATAGTTTGATGCAGTCTTTCTACTGCCTTACGCATCTCTTCAGTTTCTTCATACTCCCAAGTTTCACCTTTACTATTTACAAATTCTTTTTTAGTCATAAGTCTCCCTCCTTACGATTTTCTGAATGATGAACATCAAAACTACCACCAGGATATCTAGACTCAAGTTTTTCAACATTCATCTCAATTACTTCATCAAAGGTAGTATCAAGTGCCATACATGCCTGTGCCAGATACCAACAAATGTCACCTAGCTCACGTTTCATGTGGAAGACATTTTCTTCATTATAAGGTTTACCTTGCAGGAAGATTTTCTTTACAACTTCGGTGAACTCACCAGATTCTGCAGTCAAACCAAGTGCGGCAGTCATGAGTTGAGTGACATTGCAGTCATTGGCATCAAGTTCTCTCAAACGTGCCTCAAGAATTTTGGGATCCAAACTAGGAGCACTGGTGACTCCCTTTACAAATTCAAGATACTTTTTAGTGTCAACAGTCATTAAAACTTAAACCCCTCAAAAGATTTTTTTGATTTATCTTCGTCATTATACTCTTCTTCCTGCCCACTGTCAAGAATATCGTCCTGTGCCTTTTGCTCACAATCATATAGTCGCATCTTGGCACGATCAATTCCGACAATAAATCTCTTGAAGATAGTCGGATCATTATATCGATTCTTCAACTGCTTCACCATTATCTGACCAAGTTGTTCAAGTTCCTCAGTGCTAATAAGGGCAAACATAAGATCAGCAGTAGCAGGGAGACCAAAGGACTCCGAAGTGTCAGTAATGTCAACATCAGAGCTACCATAACCAGAACGAGTGGTCTGCGTGGCAGATACGATAGGGACGTTTGCCTCAACAGCCAACCCTCTAAGCTCTTCTGCAATAGCCTTAATATAGCTATATGAATTGACAGAAACACCTGACTTATACCTGCTGGAAGCACATATATTAAGGTAATCAATGAAAATAATGTCAGGTCTAAATGACTTCTTAAGTGCAAGTTCATTAAGAAGTGCCTTAAAATGTCCACTGTGTGCAGAGGCAGTAGGATATTCTTTAATTATAAGAGACCCTTGAGTTTTTTCTGCTAGTCTAGTAACTTTATTTTCAAATGATGACCTAGGAAGGTCCGTCAAGTCCTGGATCGGGACGTTGAGAAGGTTGGCGTCAATTCGTTCAGCAATCTTCTCTTCTGCCATCTCCATTGTAATATAGAGAACGTTTCTCCCCTGGAGCAGCACGGAGCTAGCAACATGGCACATGAATAGAGACTTGCCGACACCTGTACCAGCAAGCGCGATGTTAAGAGTCTTGTTAGGTAAACCACCTTTCGTGATTTTGTTAAAGTATTCGAGATCGAATTCAATTTTGTCCTCCTTACGGTGATAAGATTCATATCGTTCTTCATAATCTTGTAGGTAATCATGTCCAATGTGGTTGTCAAAAGAAACAGCAAGTGCCTCAGAAAGAATGCTAGGAATAGCATCACGATTTTTCTTTTCATCATTACCATCGGCAATGTGAATAGATTCCATAAGTGCAATATAAATTGCACGATCACGACACCATTTCTCAGTGGTATCTAATAACCACTGACTCTCCACCAAAGAATTATGTAGGGAACTTACAATGTCTCTGGATTGCTTAATTTCTTCTTCAGTGAGATCAGTTCGATTATCAATCTCAATCTGAAGAGCTTCTTGAGTGATGGTGGAATTGTATTTTACAATAAAATGAACTATCTCTTGAAAGATAGTCTTTTCCGTCTTAACTTCAAAAAAGTCTGGTTGTATAAAAGGAATTACCTTTCTTGCATAGTCTTCATCAAAAACAAGGTTTCTTAGGATTGTCGTTTCGATTCTTTCCATTTATTCAAATAATAATCACTTTCAGGTTCAGTAATAAGAGTCATACCCATTTTAAGGAATTGTTCACCCTTATCAGTCTCTTTAAATCTTCTTTTCTTTTCATGCTCCATAACTGAACTCCTGTTGTGCTATCTTATCTAGTTTTTCCATGATTTCTTCAGTAAAATATTCTTCAGGATCTTTTAAGATTGCCTTCGCATAAACTTTTTTACCGTTCATTTCGTATCGACCAGCAGAGTTTTTCCAAAGTCCACCAATCTCACCGAGTTCAAGAAGACCATAATATCGATCAAGACCACGTTCATCGTAATACAGACGCACCGTAACATCTTTGTTCTCCTTACTTAAACGCGACTTAGCAGTCTTTGCCTTGATAAGATTTCCGACGATTTCTGTTCCATCCTTTTCTTTCTTTTTGCTGAGATAGATGATTGTAGACGCAGCATACTTAAGTCCACTGCCTCCACCCATTTCTTTTGTAGGAACATAAGAACCGATAACATCGTAAGTGTGATTTGTAACAATCATTGGAATGTTTGCCTGACCTAACTTGAGTGTGAGCATACGAAAGGCACCTTTGATAAGTTGAGATTTGGTCATGTCCCTAACTTGTTTATCATTCAGTGCATCAGTAATCTCTTTCTCCGTGGAAAGCATCCCCAAAGAGTCTAGCACAAACATAAGAGGTTTGCGTTCATCTTCAGGTTTTTTTAGATATATATCTACTGCCTTAAGTGCCTTGCTGCGGAACTCCTCAACAGTAACGACATTTACAACTACGGTTCTTTCAAGATCTACCCCACGACTTGCGAGTAGAGACTTATTAACAGCGGCTTCAGTGTCAAAATATAAGCACATCCCATCAGGGTTAGAATCCAAAAAATTCTTGACGACAGCAAGGGAAAAAAAAGTTTTTCCAGTACTAGACTCACCAGCAATGGCAGTAATCTTATTCCCAGATACACCGCCAAATATAGACCCTGAAACAAGTCCATTAAAAATATACGAACCTGTGTCAACATATGTTTCAGTTTCGTCAATATCTGCTGCGAGTTTTGTGTAGTCATCTCCAATCTCTTTTACTATATCTTTAAGGAAGTCCATTATGCAAAAAATAATTCTAGGTTTACAGTTTTTTCAACACTCCATCCAATGGCATCAAGAATTGCCTTGAGTGGTTCTACAAAACTCTTTTCAAATTGTAGGTCATAGTCAAGGTACTTGTCAAGACCAAGTTCTTTGGGAAAATCCTGAATAAATGAGATTACATTCTCTTGGATGATATTTGGTTTCTTCAAATAAATAAACTTAATCTTTTCACCATTATTAATAAGAGAGTACTTATTAGTCAGTTTGTGCTCTTTTATGTAGTGATTGAAAAGAAGTGCTCCACGACAGTGAATTGGTGTTCCCTTTGCATAGATATTAGAATGAGATCTATACTTTACAACGTCAGATACTGAACGTGGAAATGCAATCTCTTCTGGTGGAAGTTTTTTAAACTCAACACGACAATTATCGATGAATTTGATGACATCATCTTCAGTCCCATTCATCATAAGTTTAAGACCATCTTTGATCATCTGACGACAAGGTGCCGGTGTAGATGATTTGACTGCCTCAATGCCCATCATCTTCAGTTTTGGTTCAGTATATTGAACACCCTCACTGTTCCATACATTGAGAATATACCGTTTCTTCGCAGTCCAGATACCACGTTCGGCAATATTCTCACGTTTCATAATCATTTTTTGTTCATATGCCTGAACGTAATCCGCAAGCTTCGTATAAGATTGTTCGATGAATGGTTCCAACTTGTCTTGACAGATCTTGCCAAGTATCGAAACAATTGCTGTTTTATCGCCAGACTTACCACTAAAAAATTTATTAACAAGAGGTCCCATATTAAGATAGATGGAGTCAGTGTCAGATGCGATGACATAATCCTCCTCCTCTGTTTGTAAAAGTTTATTTAGGTAACCATTCATACGATTTTCAATCCATCGAATTGAAACTTGACCTGAAAGAGTAATTGCTTCAGCATTTGCCAGTTTATAATACCTAAAATACTGATTACCAATAGCACCATATGCAGAGTTGAGCTGAATCTTTCGTGCCATCTGAATGTTGTTGCACCTGGCAATTTCTTTTTCCAATGCCTTTGTCGGAGTTTTTTCATAATCTTGTTTTGCCTGAAGCATTTTCTTTTTATAGACGGTTCGATCCTTGTAGATCTTTTCCATCAGTTCTGGCAAGAACCCACGAACGTCCTTCCGATACATGGCACCATTGGCACATACCGCATTGTCCTTATACAACTCAAACGTTAGTTCTTCATTAAGTATTTTATCAACGGTAGCACTTGGGTGTCGTTCTTCAAGTAACGTCTCTGGGGAGATATTATATTGCATGATAAGATGAGGATATAGACTGTTAAGGTCAAAACTAACCACCCAGTCATACTTTCCCGGAATCGGTTCCTTGACATATGCTCCAGCGTATTTGGAATCCTTGTCAGAACGTTCCTTTGGAGGAATTACAATATTTCTCTTCTTCAGATAGTTGTAAATGATCGTATCCCACATACGAACCTGTGAGAAGACATCCGCATAATTTGCCTTGGCATCATATGCCATGGTAATTGCAAGTTCAATCAGTTTCATCTTGTCTTCCAGACGGTCAACAAGTTCCACGTCAATGATGTTGTACTCTACAAACTTCTGCCATCCATTTGTATAGAAGTCCTTGAACGTATCAAACTCCGAGTGATCGAGTTTCTTCTGTCCAAGTTCAATACTGGCAATATAATCCAAACGATAGGACTCTTGTGCCTTATAAGTAAACTTCTTATAAAGATTCAGATAGTCAAGTTGAGTGACACCACCAATGTCATATGCAATATTCTTTCTACCTACAATATAAATCTCACGCTCAGTCACAAGTCCCCATGGAGAGAGTCTCTTCATGAGTTTCTCACCGAGAATACGATCAATACGTCGAACCAAATAAGGAATATCGTACAGTTCACTATTCCAACCAGTAATGACTTCAGGTGTATTACCCTCAATCATCCACCAGTTGATAAAATCCGTCAACAGTTCATATTCTGTACGGAATCCTTTATAGATAACGTTCTCTTGTTTATTTAGAAATTGACCCCTACCCCAAGTGCGAATTTGTTTCGTGGAGTAATCTTGAATTGTAATGAGAAGAACTTCTTCTGCGGCAGATTCTACATCGGGGAATCCGTTCTCTGATGCAACCTCAATATCAATGGTGGCAATCTTGATCTTACTGGTATCAAACTTAATCTCTTCTTCTGGATACATCTCAGAAATATACTGATAAATGTATCGATCGTTTCCATAGATTTTAAAGTTATCTACGCCGTCATACCTTTTAATAAACTCACGACAGTCACGGACAGTTCCCGGTTCTATAGGTTCTACATGCTCACCCTGAAGAGTTTGATATTTTGTTTTTTTATTAGACTCAACAAAAAGAGTCGGGTAAAACTTCTCTCGGGTTGCGAAATGACGACCATTTTCATAACCTCGGACCAAGAAGTGATCCCCGACCATTTGAACATTAGTATAAAAACGCATTATGCAATAGCTGCTAGATACTCATCAATAAGTTTACCGTTTGGTTCTACAAAAGTTAGAACATCTGCTGACCGAATCAAAATTTCATCTTGATTTGTAAAAGTCAACCAAGGTTCAATATATTCCTTGGTTTCACTACCGGTATTAATACCAATAACAATTCGATATGGTTTAATAACCTTGCAGTCTGGTTCTCCAATCTCACCAAACAGTTCCTGAACCTCACCAATCAGAACTTTATCATCTCTTAATAAGATGCATTGTATGTTTTTTTCCATGGTCTTAGTTTTCTCCCAATAGTATAGCAATAAAAAAGAGGGAAGTCAACTGGATTGTGCCAGTTTTCCCTCTATGCGGCGACGATATTCTCTATTATTTAGAGATAATCTTTTCGTTGATGATGTTCAGGAACAATCTTACCAAGTGTAACACTCAGTAACCCATCCTCAAAAGCAACTGATCTAACTTCCGTTTCATCTGAGAGGGTCCAAGATCTGGTGAAAGATCTCTGAGCCACTCCTCGGTGGACATATTCTGTTCCGGTCTCTTTGTCTTCTTTTTGTCCTTCGACAAAGAGTTTACCGTCTTGCGTGTAGACATAAACTTCTTTCTTTTTGAATCCTGCTAGTGCTAGTTCTAGTCTCGATTCTACGTTGCTAACCGTGACTAGGTTGTACGGAGGATAATTGCTTGCCGTCTCATGCAGCGTCGTGAGACGATCAAAGTAATCTTCCATACCAATACTGTTTCTATTTATAAGATCTAGAAACTGATTCAAATTGGCAGCGTTATACTTCATTAGGTTTCCCATTGTACTTCTCCTTTTAAAGCGAGATTTGATTGTGTAGACCCCGAAGGCATCCTTTGTGGATCACGCATTAACAACAAAGTTCTTTGTGGTTAATGAAATCAAAAATATGATCCACAATTATTTATAGCATGGAACATAAAAAGTGAAGGTGTTGAAAACCCTCACTTTTTATTACGGGTATTAATATGTGAAAAGAGTATTTTCCAGTGAATACTAACGAAGACCATCCTCAACAATCATTTTCCGCAGTACATACCAGATCTTTTGAGTCATTTTATCAACTTTGGTGCGTGCTTCTTTCAATTTAGCAAGTTCTTTATATGACATTCCAACTCGAAAATCATTACAGTTACTGCTAATCTTATTAGGATCATTTTTATCTCTTTTCTTATCTGAATTTACATATTCAGATACTGTACGTCGCATCCAGTGCTTATAATTAGATGCAATAACACCTTGATTCATGTGATAAGGTTTACATCCAAGAAGATGTGCTTTGACATACTGCCAATAAGGAGGTACTTTATAGTCCTTACGAAGACGTAAGGATCCGTCAGGTCTCAGGATCGTAGTAACCAAAGTATAAATCCTATTTCTACCTTCTTTTTCAATTTTTATCTTATCTGTTTTTTTATCAACAGATAGTCCCAACGCCCGAGTCAGTTCTTCATATTCTTTAGGATATTCTTTTTGTAGATAATCTACTATAGTCGGAGTATATCCAAAAATAGAACTTCCACCATCTACTGAATATTTTTTAATCCACTTTGAAACATCATCTTCATAGTAATCAATATTTGGATCTAAACCATATCCAGAAGATTTTGCAGGATTAATATCATCGTTTCCTTCTTGAACATAATCAAATATATATTGATTCTTCTCTTGAAAGTCTTTCATTTTTGTTGGAATGAAAGTTTTTAAAGCACGAAAAGCATTTGGATCATTCAGAAGGAATTGTGCAATTGATCTGGTATCTGCTTCATCACCAGACATTCCGTATAGTTTTTTAAATTTGGAATCATTTTTATCAACTACAAATCCACGAATCTCTTCTCCAGTTTCTTTGTTTACTCCACTAAAAAGTTTGCGGGTCTTTGGAGTAGACTTTTGAGGAAATTGTTTGATGGTTAAACCCATCTTATCAGCATTTTCTTTCAACTTTTCTAACTTATCAAAAGTATATGCTTGTGCCATAGTTTTTGCATGTGCTTCTCTCAAGTGAGCGCACTCAACTACTAAAATATCTCCACTTTGAAGTCCTGGAATTTTTAAATCAATAAGATCATCTTTTGGTCGTTTTTCATAAAACTTGTCATTACCACTGTCATAGACATGGAGTCTACCTTGACCAACGTCTGCTGTAAAAAGATTCATAATTTTTTCAAGTATTATATGTTGAACATCAATAAGGATGTTATACTTTGAATACTAATAAGTATTTCTTCGGTAAGTATTACGGTTTGAAAACTAACAAGAGTTTTTCGACCTGAATACTGATTGATCCGAAGACTGATATTATAAAGTATATTCAGTCTTCTGTCAACCCGTCTGATGGATATTGCGGGTTGAAAACTAACAAGAGTTTTTCGCATTGAATACCAACTGGTCAGACTCAGTTATTATAACAAATAAAAAAAGAGGTGTCTAGCACCTCCTGAGACTTATTCGGTTTCCTCTGTACGTTTCTTCTTAGAACCAATATTATACTTGGTCTCAAGGATCCAGTCTTGCTTATCCTTATATGCAAGAACTTTAATTTGATTTAGTGGTGCAATGTCTTGAATTTTTTCTAAATTAACAATACTAATAAGACCCCAGTCAGCAAGCAATTGAGCAATACGATTACGACGTTGAACATCGTTCTGAGTTAGATTTGCATGTTTACCATCTAATGCAAACAGTTCCTTGAAATGCACTAAGAAATATCTTCCTTGTTTGTGCAGAATATGGCAGGACTGATAGATTTTCTTTTCCTTCCGTGACGCGACTCCGATTCTCGTCAATGTTTCTCGTACTTTGAGGAAATCATCCGGTTCGTTCAGATAAATTTCAACCATTTGTTCGGGAGACCAACTCACTTCTGGTTCTTTAACCACACTCATCTTTTTCCTCCAGTTTCAAATTTCGATTTAATAAAATTAACTTGTTCTTGTGTAAGAATTTTCAAAGCCTGTTTTGCCTTTTCATTGCTATAACCATAATAACGTTTGACATAATCAAGATCTTTGATCTTATCTTGTCGGAGCCAGGGAGAAAATCTCTTCTTTTTCCTAACGATATTTATAAGAAAATCATATTGCATCTTCTTTGGAAGAAAGTGATACTTATTCATCTCATTAGAAAACATCAAAGTATCGATGTGCCCAGAGAAACAACGGTTCACAATATAGGGTGGATATTCCTTCTCAATAGAAGGATCTTCATCAATCAAGTGCTTCTTAGTCTGATTGATACTATTCAACCAATCTTTTAATTCCATTGTTCTTCAATCGGAGTTTGTGGTGTGAGAGAGTAATTCGTAACTAAAAGTTCTGTCTTCACATTATCCTGGGTATTCTTATCACCCCTATGAACCATGGAATACCTTAACTTCCAATACTCAAGATGATAATCTTTATATAACTCAAGCAACCGATCATTCACGTTGTAAGTGATCATAAACTTGTGAGGACATTTATAAACTTTTTCGGCAAACACTTCGTGATCAAATGACTTGTGCATCTCACGATTCTTTCCGTACAAAAAGTCTTTGATGTCATAAGGAGGATCGAGAAATACAAAAGTATTTTCTGGTCCCTCGGTATTCATCACTTCAGAATAATCAATATTAGTAATCTTCCAGTTTTTAATCAGTTCAGAAAAATGTGCAAGTTTATTTGCACCAACCAGAGAAAAATTAGAGTTGGCGGCAGTACGTGAAAAAGTGCTGTTCTCTGTCAGACCGGAATAACTACACTTGTTCATGATAAAGAATGCAACTGCTTTCTGAAAATCATCATAAGTATCAATCTCAGCAGCATACTGGTTGAACAGTTCTTTCGCAAACTTATCCTTCTCTTCTTGAGTGCCACTCTCAAGCATCTTCTCCTTCTGCTCTCTGACACTCTCTGAGAGATCCTGACCACGATCACGCAGTTGTATCCAGAAGTTATAGAGGGGTACATACAGGTCATTGATCCAAACAGGAATGTCTGGATTTGCCTTAGTCACATCAATGGCAATAGAACCACCACCAATAAATGGTTCACGATACTCTGTGATGACTTTTGGATACCATTTAGAAAGAGTTTTAATTGCTTTCGATTTTCCTCCCGGATATCGAAGAGGTGTTTTCAGAGATTTCAGGGATTTCATAATCAGGTTCATTATACTTCAAAAATTCCCAGAAAGTCAATTTCATTTCCTTCTGAGTCATACCGCAATGTCTTGCGGCAGTTGGTAAATTCATTGTAGCACGGAAGAGTGCTTCATTTGCCTCTTGGACATTTTGTGGTGTAGTCTTGACTCTCATAGTCCATACCCTTTATTTCTATGGAGAAGAACTCCATCAACCTTATTCAGCAGTTCTTGCATATCCTGATGCAATACGCGATACCCAGTTCCAACATAAAGTTGACCAAGAACTACCGCAACAGTGGCAGTTCCCCAAAAGACATAATAGAACTTTGATTTAACTTGTGCTCTTAGTTTTGTTTTCATTTGAATTCACACTCCACTTTTCTATCTCCTTTATTCAAATCATTATCAAACTCTCCACTCAAAAGATATGGAATATCATGATGATCATATCCATCCTCAAAACTATGATGAAGATGAGAAAACTTAAGTTCCTCACTAATGTATGCCTCATCATTATTTTGAATAATGTAAACGGGCATAGTTAATTGCGATTCATTTAGTTTAGACAAATCATTTTTCAAATCCGCATAAGTATAAGTCATTTGAATTCACACTCCACCATTAGTTCAGTTAGACATGCAAGCATATTTATTTCTTGATCCGCCACGAACGCACCCTGATACTGATACTTAGCCAGAACAAGCACAGCAGCAGGAATAGAACCCGAAACCAGGGAATCATAAAGAGCATCGTAAATACGACGCAATAGAACAGAAGTATCATTATCCAGGTTAGAAACAATCCACTTCCGGACTTCAGAGAAATTTTTCTCTTTAAGGTTTTTAATAAGATCATTTACTGCAACATCAGAGAACGTGGCAAGAATACCAGAATCAATTTTTCCACTGACAGAATATCGTTGACACTCGTTAAGAACACGTCTCCAATCAGGAAAGTGCTTATTGATAAGTTCTACCAGGACCTTGTTATCATATTCAATACCTTCTGAATCCAAGATTTGTTGGATACGTTTGAAGAACTGGGCGGCAATGGTTTGTCGATCTCTTCCTCTAATTCCGAATTCAACCACTGTGCAACGGGAATGAAGTGGTTCGAGGATTTTGTTTTTGTAGTTGCAGGTAAAGATGAATCGGCAGTTACCAACAAACTCCTCAATAAACGCCCGTAGGAGGAGTTGTACATCGTTGGACGTGTTATCAGCTTCGTCAATGATGATGACTTTGTGTTTTGCATCTGAAGAAAGCGAGACGGTCGAAGCGAAAGATTTCGCATTGTTTCTGACCGTATCGAGAAAACGTCCCTCATCGGATCCATTGATGACATAATAATCTACCCCCAGTTGATTGCATAGTGCCTTTGCTACTGTCGTCTTACCGATGCCTGGAGGACCGGCAAGTAACATATTTGGTATCTCTCCTCTATCTAGGAAAGATTGAAAAGTTTTTTTGGTATTGTCAGGAAGTATACACTCTTCAATTGTTTTTGGTCGATATTTCTCGACCCAAATAAAATCACTCATAATCAAATCCAATCAGGTTTACGTTCAGGTTTGCGAAGATAATTATCCTTCACCCATGGTTTAGATGCAATATACCGTTTGTATGCGGTGAACGTATCTATTCTATCATCAAATTTCCATTCATCAGGCATGGCACGAGAAAAATTTTTTGCCATAGAATGACAAACAATTGCTAATTCCGTCTTACGATGAAATAATTTTTTAGCCTCAAACAAAGTATTAGTACATGTATGAATTTTACCATATCGATGATAATATTCACTTGCTAATTCACAACCATGTTGAATCAACCAGGCAGTGTTGTAAAGATTTTCTGCAGCCCATTTAGTTGATGGATGATTACGGAAAGCACCTTTTTTTGTGGCATATGGAGTTCCATCTGCTTTTGGAAGAGTGCCCCAATCATAGTACCATTTTGAAAAAATGATTGAGAGCATTTGACAAGATTCTAAAGGCATTTTGACAATATGTTTGTCGGGTAATACCATTGCAGAATTTTTTGGACATTGCTCTGTGGCAAAAATATTCATTTTTTTGATTTAATCCAGCAAGATTTGCATAACGAATTTTTGTATCTTTTCTCGGATGGGACATAGCATCCAACTTGAGGACATTGGTTTGCTGGTATCATGATACCACATCCAACGCACCTTGTCTCCCACATCTTCATACTAAAGGTCGATTAAAAATTTCAGATACTAAATCTGTGGCACCCATTGCTTCATACATGTAAGTGGCACCAGATCTGGGATTTGTATGCTCCCCACAGGTAAACACATCACAGACTGCCATTCCATTTTCTGGCCAGGTATGAATACTAATGTGACTTTCGGCAAGAAGTGCTACGGCAGTTACTCCATAAGGATCAAACTTGTGAGAAGAAATATCCAATAAAGTACTTTCAGATAATTGAGCGGCATTCGCAAGAACATTACGAATATGTGCCTCATCATCCAAGAATCCAAATGGACATCCCTTCAATGTAAAAAGAATGTGTCTCATCCAAATGTAGAGTCTGGTTCTAGAGCAATATAATACTTCAAATCATGATTTGAATTAGTGAATTTGGACAGTAGTTTAGATGAAACAACGACATCATAAGCACCAGGAATAATTTTGATGTTTTCAATCTTGAAATTAAATGTAAACTGCTTATCAGTTTCACCAACAACTTCGGCATACTCAATAGAAGTATCGTTTTTCTTATCACGAACAACTAATTTAATTACACCTGCTTCTCCAACAGCACAAAGATCGGGAAGTTGATATACTGCTGCTGCTTTCAACAACTTTTCAAGTGTCACACTATCCAATTGAAAACAAACATCCTGTGATGGAAGTTGAATTGCTTTCTCGGGAGGAGAGATAATAACATTTGGATCAGCATAAAAATATTTGACCCGGCGTTTACCCTCACGAATATTAACATAAGAGTCTGGAGAGAAATCCATTTCAGGATCTTGGTGGAGACTCAGACCATTCAAGAACTGATTTAAATCATAGATTGCAAAGTCACGAGGAAAATCTTCTTTGATTTCTGCCTCGGCAAGAATGTTCTTAGCAACAGAAATAGTGCGAAGTTGATTACCCTGTTTTACAAGAATAGATTGATTGATAGAAGAAAAGTTCTTGAGGATATTCAAAGTTTTTTCAGACAGTTTCATTGTTTTTTGACGAAGTTTCATTGGGGGTAAGTTTCACGTTTTGCATTCTTATCGTTGAAATGCATCAGAAGAACAGCATAATGCAAGATCTTCATAATGTCACGACGAGCAGTACCTTTCTTATCATAACGAGAGGCATACTTCAGGATGTTACTGCGACAGAAGGATTCACCATCACCACATGCTTCAATCAGATCAAGTGTCTGGATTTTATCATCACCAGATGAATAGTGAGCATTGTATGTTCCAGAAATATAATCTCGAAGTTCCTTGAGGATCTCATCCTCACTATATTTGTATCTATTAGGATCTTGATTCATAGTTAAAGTAAATTCGTGTTTTTCGTGAATGTCACTCCAAAAATCTTCCCAGTCTGATTTTGTGGCAGAGTGAATCTCTTCAAAAGGACTTTTTTTATTCGGATCATCACGATCATATTCGTAATAGTGTTCAGAGTGTTCAATCATGTATAGTTCATCATAAAGTAGACTCCATGCATTAACCATTATATCAGGCAACCTCCTGCTCGTCAACGGGAAGTTGGAAGTCAGCATCTACTTTATCATACAGTTCCATAAAAGATTGTTTAGTTTCATCATCAAAACGATTGATACAACTTTGAATTGCTTTTGCTTTGTCACCAAAAATGCTGTAGGCACGAATAATATGAGTCAGACGACGAGTGCTGATAATCTCATCAATACCCCCATCATAGAAAGTTTTGCGAATGATATCTGCCCAATCAACTAGACGAGAAATAAAGTTGTCATCATCGATACCAAGACCATTAGAAATCTTAGAAAGAATCTTTGCTTCACTCGCAGGAGCAGGATAAGATTGTTCAAAGGTTACAGGGAATCGTTCAAGGAAGGCTTCGTTGAGCACGTTAGTTCCAATGAATCGTCCATCATCTGAACCTTTACCTTTAGTGTTTGCGGTTGCGATGACGTTGAAACCTGCACTGGGGCGGATAAACTTCCCAATTTTTTTAAGGAAGACTCCATTTCCTTCAAGGATGCTTTGGAGACAGAGAATTTTATTAGAGGCAAGGTCGATCTCGTCAAGGAGCAAGATAGCTCCTCGTTGGAGTGCTTCAATGACTGGTCCATTGTGCCAGACGGTTGCACCATCAACGAGGCGGAAACCGCCAATAAGATCATCTTCATCAGTTTCAATAGTAATGTTTACACGGATAAGTTCCCTACCCAATTGAGCACATGCTTGCTCAACCGAAAACGTTTTGCCGTTACCAGAGAGGCCCGTAATGAACGTCGGATAGAATAGACGGGACTGAATAATTTTTTTAAGATCACCGAAATTGCCAAACTTGACGAAGGTATCATCTTTCAGAGGGATAAGGTTCTGTTCAATAGCAGGGAGAGCAGCAGGTGCCTGATAAGTTTTTTCGATTTGGTCTACCTTTTCTTGTGTGACTTCAAGATTCCACTTACCACGACCAATCTTATACTGATCAAGTTTTTTAGTAACAGTTTGATAATTGCCACCGTTCATGGCACACCAGGCACGAATATCACCACTTGTAATTGAATCTCCGTAAAGTCCTTGAAGGGAGGTACGAACATAATCAGAAGACAGAGGCATGATGTAGGGTGTTTGTTTCAACTGAAGTTATTATAGAGCAAATTTGAATTGATTGTGTGTTAGGTGGACACTTCAAGAATTGTCCAATACCTCTTCAATTTCACTAATCAATCTCTTTTTACTATGTCTTTTGTCAAGTTCTACTCCCAACTCTCTACCATACTCTTCAAGTTCACCTTTACTCATTTCTTCCAAAGGACTAGCTTCAGTGAGAACTTCCTCTTCTGGAGTAACAAGAACTTCCTCTACAACAGGTTCTGGTGCGGGAGCAGGTGCTGGTTTTTGTCCACCTAGTAAATCTCCAAATCTAGACATTTTTTTTACCTATTACTATAAAAATATTTATCATGCAATGAGTTCTACAAACTCTCCAAGAATCTTCTTGTTCATTTTTTTAGACTTCAAACTTTTTGCAAATGCATTCTTGATCTGTGATTTAGTGGCAGAATCATCTACAGAAAAACTAGAGTTGTTAGAAACTGCCGTGGCAGAAATACCGAAGTATTTGTGATAACCAGTATCAGTCAAAGAAATTGATTTTTCTTTTCTCCAAGTTTTGATAAGTTCTTCTTTCTCAGAAAAATTCTTAGAGTATCCGATAAAAGATCCAATTTCCCTAGGAGGAAGAATACGAATACCAATAAAGTTTACATCAGTCAATCGATGACGAAGATTGTTGAGTAAAACAGTTGTAAAGTTGGCATAGTGATCATATGTGCTATCCAACTTGTAAGTATTTCCTGTCTTACGATCACGAAGAAAAGAATTTTGAGACGGCCACAATTCACAGATTGTACTATCCTCCTCCCAAGGACGATGAACTTCCTTGTAAACTTTTAGAGGTGCTCCCTCACCATCAGTCAAAATAACACACTGAACTTTTTGAAGTTTGTTTTCCCTTTTAAACTTAGGTAAGATTTCATGCAAACACATAAGACTTTCATTCAGGGGAGTACCAGACAAACCCATACCCAGTGGTATTGGATATTCAATATAAGTTCTGAAAGAATAAACAATACGAAAAATAGTTTCCATTTGTTTTTCAAGTTCTCTAGAATTTGTCTTACTGGTAAGAATATTCATCAGAGAAAACATTCTACCAATAGAAAATACACCAAGACGATATTCTGAACATGACCTCGGATCATCAATATGTTTCTGATTTGGATACTCATTTGTAAAAGCATAAACATCAAAAGGAATGTTTACTTTTTTACAAAACCAAACAAGATTAAAAAGTTGTTTGACAGTATCAAGCATGATATCAGCCATAGATCCAGACCAGTCCAAGATAAAGACAAGTCCGTGATTTTTACCGTCAGGAATTACCGAGACTTTTTTAAACAAGTCTTCATTGTATCGATAAGTGTGTAGTTTGCCTGTATCAAGAACTCCAGTCCTACTAGTAGTAGCACGAGAGTAAGAGTCTGCAGACTTACGGCACTCGAACTCTTTGACGAGGTAGTTGACCTCTTTCTGTGCGGATCGTTTGAATTCATTGTACTTTACATCTATCCATTCAAAAATTGTAGAATCTACTTGACTCCAGGTATCATCACAATTCTTGTGAATCTCCTCATTAGGGATAATAATATTATCAATATTTACTTTAGGAATTTCATAATACGCAGTCTCCTGACCAACCTCATCAATCAATTCTTTCAAAGATTCCTCAAAATTATCCATAGTCTTAGTTTCAGGTTCTTCATCACCTTCAACTTCATTACTACCATCACTATAAGAATTACTTACTTCAGAATTTTCAGAACTATCTTTTTCTGATTGATCCTCTGGATCAGAGTGTCCCATCTGCTGTTCGGATTGTTTATCAGAACTATCTTCACTTTCGCCCTCCTGCTCATTTTGATTTTGAGGAATATTTACCTTTGGTTTCTCTTGCTGTTCCTTTTTACAAAACTTGTAAAGAACCTCGGCAGATAAAAGAACATCTTCAAAGGTTTCACATTCACCAATCATACGAACAATAGGCATCTCATCATATTCTTGAAAAGAAATATCACAAAAACTACCAATCTTGAAATAAAGATTTACACGATCCGCAAGATTCATCTTAGAAACGTCTTCGTTTTCGAGACAGAAAAAATCTTCGTCGGCAAGTTCTTTATATCCACGATAAAAAGTTTTGCTGATACCGGCATAACGACGTTTCATCAGTTTTTCAATACGAACGTCTTCGACAATATTGACAAACTGTGGTGGAATCTTACGATCTTTAATCCAATTCTCATCAGGAGTATAAAGGGCATGTCCGACTTCATGTCCGACAAGCATATCATATACTTCATTGCTTGCTTTCTCCCACATAGGAAGCGTCAATACTCGTGTATGAACATTGAAACAAGCAGTCTCTACTTTCTTGTGCTCCACGATCAAATCTTCGGTAGCAAGAAGTTTAGCAAGTTGTGACTTGATTTCGTGGGAGACTGCCATCAGTTCGTTTCAGATGAATCCAATATACGACGAAACCTCCCGTTTAGGGGAGGTCATGTGACGGTTTTTCAACTGTCTGAGAGATTCTTTTCTAGATCGTAGACGACCCTTACAGGTCCCTCTACCTTTTTTATCTTTACCAGAGTTGTGTTGCCAATTTGGTGTTTTCATTAGATTAGATCTCGGTCTTGTAGATAATGAAGTGTTTCTTTTAAAGATCCTCTATGATGAACTCCGATTGCTATCTGAGGATACTCTGCTTCAGATCCAAATTCTTCTCTGAATTGATTTTCGTTAAATTCTTTATTTAAGAAATATTCATGAAAATCATTGTAAATGCTTGCGAGAAGCATAGCAGCTCGTTCGCATTCTTGATTACCATTACTGTAAATCCATGCCTGTGTCATTTCTTTTCGTGGTTATATTCGATTACAATTTTTTCATGTTGGGTGGTTCTATCACAACAAATATAATGCTTTGCTTCAGCACCCAATATCTTACAAATATTATCTAGTTGCATTCCAACAGCAAACTTTCTAAAATCGTCGTCAGTCACGTTGCCTCCAGTCATCTGGTTTGTCTTGATGGAACCAGTCTATCACATCATCGGCAGAATCAAAACCTGTCCTATAATTGTTAGGATCAGGATCTCCTAATCCCATCTTATTCATAAAATCATCCATAGTACCCTCTTCAATGTCATGTGCTGCCTGACGCCTTGCCTTGTTTAACCAGTCTCTAGCAGTTGTATGAGATTTAGCAAGTTTCTCTGCCCAAATCATGTCTTCTAGTTTGACTTCTTCCTTGTTAGCAATCTTCTTACAGATGAACTCCAATCGGAGTCTGTATTGAGTAGATAGCATATTATTCCCGCAGTTTAAGTTCTAGATCTTCAAGTCTATGATATTCGGCATGTGCTCGTTCTTGACGAGTACAAACAATGTTGAGAATATCATTCATAATAATATCGTTTTCAATGTAATCGTCAAGGTACTTGTCGATTGCTTCCTTCAAATATCTATATCTGTGCCATTCAGGACTATATGGTTTGTAGTTCATAATCTAACCATGGATGTATAAAATTATTTAGATCATTCTACTGAAACCTTTTATTTTATCAAACTTTACAACATTTGCAAATTTATCTTCCATTCCAGTTTTATGAGAAATCACAAATACATTAGCATCTTTGATTACAAATCTAATAATCTTAAGAAACTCTTCTGTTCCAAATCCATCCAATGATGAATCAAATACTTCATCCATGATTAAAAGATTTGTATTAACAGAATTTTTAACTCTTGCAACCTCTCTCCATGTGAATAAAAGTGCAAGATCAATTCTCATTTTTTCACCCTCACTAAAAGAAGAGTATGAAAACTTTTCATGTATTGGTGACTCCACAGTTTCATTGAATTCACCATCAAGTTTAAAGTTGATGTAGAAGTCCATCATCTGTAAATATCTGTTTATCTGTTGGTTAATAAACGGAAGATACTTTTTAATAATCTTTGTTTTGACACCATCATCCTTTAAGAGAGAATATGCAAAATCATAATGCACCAATTCTTCTCTTCTAGTTGATAAATTTTCAAATACTCTTTGAAGACTTTCTCTAAACTCTTCTAACTTTTCATGTTCAGTATTTCTATTCTGGAGGTTGCTGGCAATAGTTTGAATTTCGTGTTCAAGATCTCTGATTTGTCTTTGGTTGAGACCAATTTTAGTATTGTTTTTAGAAATACCATGTGTTAGTTTTGTAATCTCCTGAGAAAGTGCAATAAATTGACGCTCTCTTTCTTGCTCAAACTTAATTGTTTGTTCAAGTTCTTCGTAACCCTTTTTGAGTTCCTTTGCTTTGTTTTGAGCATCACTAATTCTATTTACACGAAACTCTTCTTCAATATCCTGTTGGCAAGTAGGACAAACCGTATTCTCTGTAAAAAACTTATGCTCTTTGGTAATCGTGCTTACTTTTTGGGATAATTTTCCTCGAAGTGTGTTTAGCTTTGATAATTTTTTAGCAGCACCAGTAACCTCTTCTTGCTCCTTCGTATACTTAAAGATATCCTCTTCAAGAAAGGAATTCTCTCTCATATAGACAACAACTTCTCTATCAAGTTTTGTAACCTTTTCTTTATTACTGTTTATATTAGCATTTCCACGATTTTCGAGTTCTTCAATAAATTTCTGTTGCATATCAATCTTATCTTTAAGATTAGATTTTTTTAATTCCAAAGATTTTATTTGATCTTTTCTTTCTCTCATGTTATCTTTCAAAAGATTACTCATGGCAGAAAAAATACGAATATCTAAAAGATCCTCAATGACCTCTCTACGATTAGCAGTAGTCAACTGCATGAAAGGAACAAATGTGCTACTGCCAAGAATAACAATTTGAGTGAATGACTTATAGTTTAATTTTAAAACGTTCTCTTCGAGAATTTTTTGATTGGCACGATCATCTGCTTCTTTGTGAAGGACTTTACCATTTACCTCAATATCAAATATATTTGGTTTAATTCCTCTTCTTACAATATATTCTCTACTATTAACAACAAATTCAACTTCAACGAGACAATCTTTCTCATTAATCGTATTTACAAGTTGAGGTTTATTGATTTTACGAAAAGGTTTATTAAAAAGACCAAATGTTAATGCATCCAATAAAGTAGATTTTCCGGCACCATTTGTACCAATAACTAGATTGGTGTTATTACTATTTAAAGATATTTCTGTAAACTGATTCCCAGTAGATAGAAAATTTTTCCAACGAATTTTTTTAAACTCAATCATTTTTAGACTTAGGTGGGATCACAATATCATTTGGTGTAATAACCGCATACTTATAATCATGCAGTTTACAAGTTTTTATAGCAAGATCATCATCAACTTCAACAATTGCCATTTCCTGATCTTCCTGATCTTCTAACATCATAGCATATCTTTCAGCATCGTCTTCTTCTTGAAATAAGAATAAGACTTTATGTCCATACCTATCTTGAACGGCATATGCACCATCATCCTCCTGATTTTTTAGTGTAAGCACAAACATATCATTCTACTTCGCAAGCCTGTTTATATAGGTTTTGAAATATGCCTTTAATTATATTTTTATCAATTTCAAATTCAGATTCATCAATGTATCTATTTAAAATAGATATTGTACTTTCTTCTTCAGTAATTTCAAAATTTTCACTTTCATTAATATCAAAATTTTCTACAATTTTAAGATCTTGAACTCCAATAGAATAAAGTTTATCAATAAATTTTTCAAATGATTTTAGTTTTGTTTTTTTCCGAACAATGACTTTTACAATTTTGTTTTCATATTCTGAAAAATCAAATGTCTGATATGGAGTATCTTCATAATAGATATTATAAAAAAGACGATATGGATTGTTTATATGAAAATGTTCTAAAGTTTCCGTATCGAAAATTGTAAATCCTCTCGTATCATTTACATCATTCCAGAACATCTCATATGGATTTCCTAAGTAGAAGATTTTTCCATTGTCTGATCGTGTATGGTAATGACCCGAAAATGTCCGCTCGAACTTCTCAAATAGTGCGCTGTCCATACCTTCTTCCATGGTGTGACCTCTATGCGCTCTAAATCCGTTGAGCTCAAGGTGCCCCATCGCGCACTTGCTATTTGTATTTTTAACAGATACGATACTGTTTTCAAAATTTTCTGCATTGATCCAAGGAATAAACAAAATATTTAAATTACCTATCTGTGCTTCAGTTACTTCTTGATAGGTTGTAATATTAGGATACGATTGAAGTAATAATTGTGGAGAATTCGTGTTATTAGTATTTTTATAATAACAATCATGATTACCAATAATCATATGAACCTTATATTTTTTCAATGGTTCAAACACGACTCTCTTTGCCCATTCAAAACTTTGATAGTCAATCGACTTACGACTATCAAAAGCATCACCCATATGAATCACAGTGTCAATCCCATGCTCCTCCAGTGCAGGAAAAAACACATTCTTATAGAAGAGTTCAAAATAGTCGTGAAGATACTTAGAACCCTTACGTGCTCCATAATGAGTGTCAGTAATGATGGCAACTTTCATCGATTATTATTTCGGTATTGAATGGCGTCCTTGATGCTATTATACTCTGAACTATCCCCAGAAAGCAAGCTATCGTCAACCATCATGACCTCATCATATCCGGTTTTTTCAATAATCTTTGTTTTAATATCCAGTTGTTTCTTTTCTTTTTGAATTCTTCTCAAAAATGCATAATGAATAACTTGAGTAAAATATGCAAAAGGATTTTTTGATTTATCTGGATCAAAATTATGAATGTATTGAACACAGTTTTCAATACCATCAGATATCATGTCCTCACGGAACATGTAATTAACAAAGTTTGGTTTGTAAGAAAGATGAGTGGCAATTTTTAAAAAAGACTCTCCAAGATAATTTGGAATTGGTGGTTTACCTTCCCATCTTCTTGCTCTTTCTTTTTTAGGTTGTTCTGTTAAATCTTTTCCAAATGCAACTTTGTATGATTTTTCAACTTTAAGACGATAAACAACCATTGCTTCTAGTAGTTCTTTATTGTTTACATAATGTTCCGGTTTCTTTTTAGGCATGACATTTTTAATATAAGTCTAAGTAACTACATTATAGCATGACTTGACAAACTAGCAAACCATGAGTAGAATACCTTTGTTAGGTTTGATGGGTAATATTAGCTTTCTTTAGTATCTTTAAGTTTATACAGTGTCTCTAGATGCTTTCGAGCATCTTCTACTGTTGATACATATCCCATTTTAGAATCGGGTTTAACTTTTCCATTGTTATTCATCTCTATTTCTTGTTCATCATCAGAAATATAATTATTGTATACCTCAATAAGTTTTTCATTAGTCGATTCTGTCATGGTTAAAACTTTATCTAAACGAATCATAAAAAAATCTTCTTCACTGAGTTCCATCCATGGTTTAACCTTAATAAAACTTCCCTGAGGTGAGTGAAGCATTTTAATGATCACAGGATTTTGCATAATAATAATTGGATTTTCTTGTTCATCATCGACCATAATGAGAGAAAATACTTCTTCACCTGATACTAATTTAATAATTGCGTAAAATTCTTCTCCCATTATCCTCTTAGTGGTATGTTTACAATATCATAGTTAAAGTTTTCTTCGTTATAAATTTTTATCCTTTCTATTAAGTGATTAAGTGTATAATTTTTTCTTGACTTATAACTGATATCGTCAGCAATGTCATATAAAGTTGCCTTGGTTTTATTATTCCCCTTCCGCAAAACTCTACCAATAGATTGAAGGTTTCTGATTCTTGATTTAGAAGGAGAGGCAAATATTATATTATGGAGGTTTTTAATATTGATTCCGGTAGAGAATGTCCCATACGAGGCAATGATAATAGCATCATTTTCTTTTTCAGTAATTTCTCTGACTCGTTCACGTTCCTCGGTTTCCACTCCACCATGAACAAAAAAGACATGACGATTATCAACCTTTCCATTATTTATCATTTCATATAATGGTTGTCCATGTCCTTCTACTCTAGCAAAGAGGATTAATGTATTCCCTTTAAGATCGAGTGCAAGATTTCTAATAAATTTATTTCTTTTTTCATGTCCAATAATATACTGAACCTCTTCTTCAAAATTTTCAAACTTATGTGAAGGATGCTTCAATAAAAGAACATTAATATCAAGTTTAGCAACATGACCTTTTTTCATCAGTTCTTCAGTTCTGATGATTTTATATGAAGGACCAAATAAACCTTCCAAAACCCATTTATGAGTTTGTGTTCCGTCAAGTGTTCCAGTGAATCCATAACGATACTTAGCATCAGCAAGTTTTGTCATTATAGATATTAGTGACTTACTTTTAAATTGATGTGCCTCATCTCCGACAACAACATTAAATCTTGCAAAGTATTTTCGGGGAAGTTTGTAAATAGATTGCCAGGTAGTGATAATAACCTGAGAATCTGTTTCTCTTTCTCTTCCAGCATAGATTTTGTGGCAAAATGAACCTACATCCCAACCATAGTCTGCAAAGTCTTTATACATCTGCTCTACTAGCGAAGTCGTCGGAACAACTATCAGAGTATTTTGTCCGCGTTCAACGTGATATCTCACA